AGTACCACCAATGTCTTCAACAAATTGACCTGCTTTATGGAGGCCTAAATCTTGTGCTTCTTTTAATAGTGAGTCTGCACTCATTCTCTCACCAATTTCACTTATAAATTCTTTTTCATGTCTAATCCCTGTAATAGCATCATAAGCTCTCTCTGCCATTCTAAGCATCTTATTAGCAGGTGTAGTTACAAAGTTAGGATTAGTTATCTTGAAGTCACTAAAGAATAATTTGCCTACATTGATCTCGTTAGAAACTCTCATAGCTCTAAAAGGATTAACTTCTCTAGTAATTACTTGTAATGCTTTTAAGTTTTTAGGAATAGATAAAGCATGTCCACCTATTCTCATTCCATTCATAACAATGTTTGATTGAAAGTTTCTAGCATGGAAAGCAGGGAATCCCCTAGTAACTGTACCTTTCCATAGGTTAGTAACAAAGTTAAATGGTTGGAGAAATTTAGGTAATGGAGCACCCTTGGTTAATTTATTATAGTGATCTGCAAACTCACCTTTAACTAAGTGATACCCACCACCACTAGGGACTGTTCCTTCTGCGGCCTCATTTAACTTTTTAATCTTAGTCCAGTTAGGAGTAGATATAGGCTTATATCCCATCTTAAATAGTTGAGAAGTATTTAGCTTTTCTACGTTTATATCTCTACCAAGGTTTAAATCTTTAACTCTTTGTAATACCTTTTCTTGTAAATCTATATAGCCTATTTGAGCTAACCTAACACTAAAGGCCTGAACAGGATTACGGGTATATCCTTGAACAAAGTCTTTACCCATTCTTTCAGTTAGGAATTTCTTTTCAGTATCACCTAAGACTTTATTAAATTTAATATCGTCTAGTTTTAACCAATGCATAATACCCGGATACCAGTTATTTAATAGCCTTGGGTCTCCGTCAATTAGTTTAGACATTTCTTGTAGTTCTTTGCCAGTACCTTTTCCCAGAAATTTACCTTGTCCATGCCATTGATCTATTAAATCTTGAACCTTTGGATTACCACTAGGGGTTGTAACAATAAACTTCTTATCTTTAGTTGAAGCATCAATCATTACTTCACTAAATTCAATTCTTTCTTCTTTAGTTAAGTCTTTAAAAAAATCATCGGCCCTTTTAAATGCCGCATTTTTAATGGCCTCACCTGATTCAATTGCGTCTTCAACTACTGATAAAAACCTAGCGTTATCTACTGCATCTTTTCCATAGACTTTAGTGGCTTCTTTTACTAAGCTATCACTTTCACCTAATGTTCTAAATGTTTTAACTAGATTCTTAGGCACACCATAATTAACTATTAGATGTTCTCCTAACCAATCCTTCGTGGCCTTAGCACCTTTACCTAATCCCGACTCTCCTAACCATTCCATTGTTTTAGGAAGGCCTGTCTTGTTTATAATACTAGCGGCCTCTTCTCCATGCATAACCTTCTGGCCAAAGAGGTAAATGTCTCCCCCTCTTAATGGAGATTCAGATAGAATTTTAAATTGCTTACCACCTGCTAATGGATTATCTACTAATCCAAATATAGTTTTAGGAGACTCCCATTTAATTCCACCAAATTCAATAATGTCGTCTAATACTTTTTTATCACCTAGCTCTGTTACCTTTGCTGTAACTGACTTAGATGTTTTAATCTTTGATAACAAGTCTGAGTTAGGCCCAAACTGTTTTACAAATTCCTTATGAACATCAAGCTGTGCTGTTCTTCTAATAGAGTTCTCAGCTTGAGGTAATAACTTAGCAGGGGCCTCTAGTCCTTTTTTGACAGCTATCTTTTGTTGCTTTACTAATTCCTTGGCGACTTTCTCATCTCCAACCTGTTTAGCAACATTGTCAAGCATCCTCTTGCCATGCTTAGTAACTGATAGCCCACCTAGTTCTTTTGGTATGTCAGCTAATAATCTTGTCTTAGAAGTACCAAAGGTTAGGTATGTAGATGGACTAAGGAATATAGACATGCCTAGCCCTAGTGACGTGGTATATCCATTATCAGGCATCCCTGATTCTCTAAGAAAGTTTCCCCATGTATGATCGCCTATATGTTCTTTCTCTGAGTATTGAGAACCAAATTGATTAAGGGTGGTTTCTAATCCTTTAACTATTAGGTGCTCATCAATAGCTAAAGCGGCAAATATATTTTTAGCAGTAGGACTTCCAAGGGCCTCTGCTACTTTCTCCATAGCACTTGTGCCTTCATAGTCTTTATCCACTTCTGCTTCTGGCCCTATAGGTGCACCACCTAATTCTTTTATTAAAGAGTCAAAAGCATTATTACCTTTAGCTTTTTTAACTACTTCTCTTGGTGCTTGAGCTACTGGAACAGGGGCCTCATATCCTCTAACAACGTCCATGAGTTTCCCCATTGGTTGTTTGCTAGGTTTTGCCAAGTGAGGATTCCATGCCTTTACACTATCTGCTGTCATCACTTCTGGTTTCTTAATAATATCTACTACGCTTTCTGGATTCAGCTTAGTCCTAGATTCAGAAGTAGGTACAGGTTCACCTGCCTTCATTTCTTTATCTTGGTTTGCTATACCTAGTAATTGGTCAAAAGCGTTCATTTAGGCCCTTTAAAATCTCTTGATTCTTTATTAAACTTATTCCACTGTTCTTCTTGTTCGCTTCTAATATTTATATCTTCGGTTTTTCTTTGAGCTTCTGGTGTAGAAGGTAGCTTAATGTTTTCATTTTCTTTCATCATTTGAAGTATTAACTCTGCTCCCTCGTTTCTTAGATCAGGGTCATCTATTCTCATAAGATGAGGAATTACTCTCCTAGCATCTTCTGGTGTTCTAACTTCTAATGTTGCTTGTTTTAATTCTTGTTTAACAGGGTCAGGTAAATCAGTCTTTTGAACAAACCCATCGGTCTTTGCCTCTATTTGCTTTAAGTATGGAGACTTCATTTGATTTAGCTGTTCTAGTCTTCGAGTGTTGTCTTCAATAGTCCTCTTGTAATTGTCCATGCTTTTTTGTTTTGTAGCTATATCAAGCCCAACACTAGCAGGCATATTATATTTCTTTTGGAGATTAGCTATCTGAATATTAGCTCCTTCCATATCTCCCTCTGAAACAAGTTGTCTTAGTTGTATTACTCCGGCATCAAACTTGCCATGCTCTTTTTCATCTAGTCCTTGCCTAGTTATATCAAGGGCCTTACTCATATCAGTAGATAGCTTATTTAGATTTAACTCTGCTCTTAGATTAGAGTCAGTGATCTGTCTCTCTCTACCAAATAGGCTCATCAATTCTTTTTGAACGCTACCTACTCGCTCAGTCCCACCCGGCCCAAACTTCTTCTCGTATGTCTTTTCTTTTAAATCCATCTCTTGTTCAAACTGAGACTTAGATTCTTCAAACCTTTCTCTACTTAAAGCTGATTGCTCTTGTCTGTATTCTTTTCTCTCAGCTAACTCAGCCTCTTTAAGTTGAAGTTCTTTTCTGTACTTCATGCCTTCTATAAGACCCTGAGAGAAACCTGCTAATCCTGATAATACTGTCTGACCTGCTTCTAGTTTTGGCATGATTAAATCCTTACGCTACTACTTGTGTACCTTGTGCTGTTTGAAATGTTCCCATGTCTCCGAACTGTCCACCCGTTGCACCATAGTTCATTGCTTGTGGTGTACCCATTGAAGGTGTAGAATTATAGTTCATAGCAAAAGCGAAACCTGCGGCCTTAGCTACACCTGTGAATTGCTCTTGTATCTTGGCAGAAGTCTCAGCATCTAATACTGACTCTTTCATTTGAGCTTCAAGCATAATACCACTTCTCATTAAGTCTTCTCTAAATTTATTATAGGCCTTCATTCTAGTTATCTTAAACTCACTTTGCTCTTGAAGATTAGTAAACTCTACTTCTTTAGAGAGATCACTAATTAAATTGTTCATGTTTAAATCCATCTCTGCTAATTCTTTTTGACCTATTAGCTTCCCTTTAATTCTAAGTCCTTTAGCTTGAAGTCTTTCTCTTCTTTCTCCCGTTGGTTGATCTATTCCAACCGCAGTAGTAAAGTCTCCTACTCTTTTTTGAGCTTGTTGATAGTCCCCTGCTAATCTACTTTCTAGTTCTTCTGGATTTACTTTAGCCATTTCTTTTCTCCCTTATAAGCAAAGTAGTTAAAGATTGGTTTGAGGATTAATTTTAATACCAAACTTTTTTCTACAACTTTAGAAACTTTCTCTCCATGTTTCATATATAATCTATAGAACCAATTAGGAGAGTCTTGAATAACGTATGTTCTAGCATATAACCATTCAATGTTATCTGCTCCAAATATTGCTCTAGCTACCCAACAACCGGATGCCCCATAAATAGCTGCTGCCGTAATCGCTGTACTAGCTAACGAAGTAATCGTTCCCATCATTTGAGCTTTCTTTTGAGCATCTATTTGAGCTTGAGCCATAGCTTTCATAAAGTTAGTTCTTATCTCAGATTCAACTAGCATATTTCTTTCACGCTCTAATTGCTCAATCTCTTCAATACTTCTTATTGTTAATAATTTCTCTCTTTGATTCTCAATACCTTTGACTAATTGCACTTCTGCACTTCTAATATTTTGAATGTTTGCTTGAGTACCTATTCTTTCAACACCGATTCTTTCTTGTTCTCTTAGTGATGATTGCTCTATTCCTGACTGAGTAAAGGTTGATCTAAGTAATCCTCTCTTAGCACCTGACTCTCCTATGGTGGCCCTAGCTTCACCTTCTTGATACCCAATAGTCTCCATTCTTCTTTGGAGTTCTCTGGCCATTTCTTGCTCAGCACTTAATCTAACTTGTGAGATGCCACCTAATATTTCTTGTTCTTTTGCTAGAGATTCTTTTGCACCAGTAATTAATTTACCTTCACCTGTAGCTAAATATTGCTTTTGTGCTTGTTCCCTTGATATTGGAGGTGCTAAATTAGCGAGCTTAATTTCAGCTTCATTTAACTGCTTTTGTCTTACAAAAGCTGCTGAATCGTCATGGCCCGGTTTTCGCTCATCAAGGTATCTCCTAAGCCAATATATCTCATCTTCAAGTGCGGCCTTTTGTGAGTTTTCGCTTATGGCTTTTTGATAAATAGATTCTCCACCTGCTAATAATCGTTGCTCAAGAGATTCTTCTATCTTAGCTGTCTGAGGACGCTCATAAGTTAATGGTGGTAGTCCTGTAATGGGGTCTATATCTTGTGCCATAATTACTCCATTCTAATAATTATCCAAAGTTAATACTAGATAGGGCCTCACCATCAAAGTTAAAGCTAATGGTTTTTCTTTGAGGCATCATGCTATCTATATAGTTATTAAACATTCCCCCTTCATAACCTTCAACCTCACCTACACCTAAATTGGTAGGCTCAGATTTACGGAGTCTCATTTCTAATTGTCTTTGAAGGGCCTTTAGTTTTGCTCTTTTATCTTCGACATGCTGAACTTCTTGTATGTCTTCTATAAACTCAGGGGCCTGTGAATATATTTGTTCTCTTCTAAGCATGTATCCTTGTCTAATTTCATCTGCTAAACTCATCGTCTTCCCCTTGTATTAGTAATAAAGTCTAGTTTAGATAGTGACCACGTTTCATTAGCTCTGTTATTAGAGAGCCTAACAGCTAGGTGAGTGCCAGATGTTGACTGACTAGGTGTACTTCTAAGTTGAACCTTCTTCTTTATGGCCTTAGTTCTCCCCCATCTATCAGTCCCCCAAGTAGATTTTCCCCATACCCATCCTGATAAAAACATATTAAGGGTAGCTAATGTAGCTCTATTTAATTTCTTAAAATCTATAATGTAATACATCTCAAGGTTATAATCCCCTTGTTCTTCTATCTGTAATACTACTTGTCTAAATATTTTAACTAATTCAGAAGCACCAAAATCAAACTCCTTTGACTTCCAATAACTATCAATTCCACCTATGGTGAATTTAGAAGTAGTATCAGGGGCAACTGTAAATGATTGAACAGGACTAAGAGTATTGCTTGTATTAGAGGCTATAACTCTTGTCTGGCCTTCTCCTGTCCCCGAATAGATTTTAATAATAAGTCCACCCAAACCATCATTATCGGTAGGAAAGGTAGCAGAAGTAGCAACAACATTTGAGATAGTGCTAGCCGCATCTGCATTATCATTATAGCCTTGAGTAACACCATCATTATCCCCTTGGGCATCAACATAAACATAGCCTTCATAATCGCCATAGATGACTTTAAACCTTGAGTCGGTATCTTGATATGTAGATATATAACTTACTTCTCTTCCAGTTATCGGTGGTTGCCATATAGGTGGGTTGTGCCTTAAATCAAACGTAAGGCCCATATTATTTCTAGTGTTTCTATTCCAAGACTGTTCAGCAAAGTAGAGTCTATAAGAGTTAAACTCATGGTCAAATACAGCTTTAGCAAATTTAAGGTTATTAGGAGAAGAGTTTCTTAAAAGTAATTCATCTATCTTTCTTGATAAGTGAGTTACGTTTTGTCCATCAAAAGCAAAGACTCCCCTTTCTGATAAGAAGATATGGTAGGTTCCTGTGTTGACGAGAGAGTAAGGAGCATAAAGACCAATATTATCAGTAACCATTTCCAAGTCATTTACATCTCCTAGGCCGGGTGCGAATCGCCAAATACTATTTCTAGTATAGTAGATGATAAACTCTCCAAGAATCATCTGCCCTTGAATTTCACCGTTTCTATCTGAGCCACCGACATAAAATGTTTCTAAAAATCTATGCGGATCAGGAGCACCATCACTTCCAAAACCTGTTCTCATTACTTTTACAGGAGAGTCAGCATCGTTTCCATCTGTGATGTTAGCAACATAAACTCTATTTTCATGTTGAAGAATATACTTACCTATTGGTACTTGAGTAGCAGAAGTATTAGCTGATAAAAGAATTGCAGAGGCCGAGCCATTCCACATCTGTAAAGGATCAACACCATTAGTGCCAACCATAATATCATCTGAGGCACTTCTAAAATCTTGTATCTGTATAAAGTTCCAGAATGTTTCTGAACTAGAATTAAGGCTTGATCTAATAACAGAGGCCGTAGAAGAAGTATAATTATACCAAGCATCTCCTATAGCAACGACATTAAATGTCTGAGAATTACCACCTAGCTTTTCATAATAGTAATGGCCCTTGATTGGAGATCGAGCAGTAAAACCTACTGGTGTAAGCCTAGTATTATATAACTTTTGACTACCCTTTCTTTGTTTAATATCTCCATCAATATCATAAAGAACATTTCTTGAATCATTAGTTTCAGTGTCTTCGAGATCAGTATAATCAGAAGTAAACTTGAACCCACCTTTGAATTGATTTACAGAGATTGCCTGTGGGTATCTAGTTTTTACTACCATTCACTATACGTCCAATCCAAGATACTCTATCAAAGATAGTAACTTTTCTTCAGTTGAAACAACCTTGCTTTTTAAATTTTCTTTTAATTGCTTTGATTTATTTTCACGCTCTGTTATTTCTAAAGTAACGTCTTCAATTATTTTATCGTAAGTATTATCATCAAACTTCTCCATATCTTCTTCAAATTGTTGTTTAAATTTTTCCGGCCCCTCATTTCCATAAACAAGATTACCATTATCTTTTCTTATTACCTTTGCTCTAAAAACTTTCAATTCAACCTCCCACTATAGGAACAACAGCATAAAACATAAAATGACAATTACTACCTCCTATAGGAGCAGTAGCAGCACTAGACGCATACCTTGGCGTTGATTCATCTGTTAGTAATTTAAACTGTGTACTTGTGTGAGGAATAACACTACAAGTCCATGCTGTTGCCGATGTAATGGCTGTGTCATGTATTCTTCCATAACCACAAACAAAATATCCATCTGTACTAATTACGTCTTGATTCATTATGTAAGGGCTAGGGATTCTAAATAAATAGTCTCCTTCACCAGAAGAACCTGCACCTGTTTGTTTATAATTAAAGTACATAAAAAGCAAATTATCTCTTATTATGTATATGACACGATCTACTGACGTTGTTCCTTTTGTTGGTGGTGTTGTAACTGCACTAATCTCAGTGACAGTCCTCTTCCACTTTCCTCTTGATTTTTCAATATTTATTAATTTTTGTAAAATACTCACTATGTCTCCGTTATTCTATTTATATAACCATATACAAATAAATTTGCGGTTGAACTAGCATATACATGAATTACAGTCCCACTAGCCGACCTTCCCCATAAAGGAAATTGAGTCAACACTGGATAATCTATTGCTTTAACAGGAACATCTAAACTAAAACAATTTGAATTAATTAAAACTGTCATAGTTATGGCCGCTGTTTGAGTAGCATCCATCATTGCATACATATAAATTTCATCTAATACATTTGTACTTGTAGGGCCTACATGAATATTAGCTGAGTTACTAGCGGTGGTGGCAATCTCCATTGGTAAACCATCTGTACTTTGACTAAAAAATCTTTTTACTATTGTTAATGCCATTAAAAAAACTCCGTATAAAATAATAAGCCTTCTGCTAAAGAAACACCTCTAGCTGACTCTGCTATTTTTGCTGTAGTTACTGCACATTCATCTAACTTTAAAGTAGTAACCGCACTATCGGCTAATTCATTTGTATTAATACTACCACTAACTAAGTTAGCTGAGTTAAGGGAATTAATAGTTGAATAAAGGTCATCTATTACCCTGTTAATAGAAGAGGCTTCACCAATGGCTCCGTCAACTTCTGAGTAGGCCCTTGTTAATGTGGCCATCTACTGTCTCCAATGGCCGCCAACGATAACCTGAAAGCTACCTGCGGTGGCCGTACTATCAGTAGAAGCTAATACTCTTATATACCTATAGGCATTATTTACTGCACTTGTCATAGTGACAGCAGTACCACCCAAGGTAGAATTTACAGCTAAGATTGAAGTAGGAATTTCTACCCACTGATTAGCAGTATTAGTTGCACTAATATAAGTTTCGTTTAATGTTCCCTGTACTTGAAGATCAAGACAAGCTATTGCAGTATTTTGATTTAATATCTGCATACAAAATTTGTCCCAACCGGAAACATCAATAGGCTTAGTAATGACTGAAACAGTAGAACTGTTTGTTGCCGCATTACTAATATATTTCTTTGATCTATAACTCATCTTTACCTCTTAGTAATCTACGTCACCGTAAATGCTTTTAACTCTTCTGGGCCTTTGTACTTGCCTGTCTTCGCAATAACTTTTTATTTTATTCATCTGTTTGTCATACTCTATTGTAGCAAACATAGGGTCAGCTTGTTCTTGAATGAGGGCCAATCTATAAATTCCATAGACAAAGACATTGTGATACTCGTTAGGAATTTCTGACTCTCCATCACTCGCAGTAACATCTATTAACCTCTTAACATAATATACCTGAATAGCACTAGCATTGGTATAGGCAGGTGTATCTGTTAGGACTAATTGAGTCCCTTTTAAATAATACCCACCACCACCAATAGCGATTGAACTCCCCAATTCTGAGGAAACAACACCTTTATTATTTATAGTTACAGGTTTTATTTCAACTGGATTAGCATCCCTAGCATCCTCTACTCTTCTAATCTTGATAGTTCCACTAGGAATTTGATAGCCTGCACACCCATCTGTTATGTTTAGAAATGTCTGAGTAACAAAGTAGTCTTCAAAAGATTGAACCATTAGGTTTTGCACTTCTTCTTGAACCATGTTGTAGTATTTGATTAGCGTAGAGTCTTTCCAAAAAGAGCTAGTGTTATCAGGGAAGGCCCTTGTTTGATCTAACTCTTCATTTAATAATGCTCTAGCTTTATCAATAGCTTCTATTAATAACATTACTTCCCCTTGTCAGGGCCTAAATACCCTACGGCATTTTGCCCACTTCTTAGGAATGTTCTTTTGGTTGTGCTACTTTTAATGTCTGGTCTTACCCATTTATTAACTACTTTCTTAGAATTAAAACTTGGGTATCTACTATTCTTTTTCTTGTAAGTAGTTACTGCTCTAGCGTTTTTGATATTCCACATGTCTCTTGCCATGTCGTAAAACTCTCTACGCTGTTTCTTTTTGTCCTCAACAAACTTCATCTGCATCCTTCTATCTTGTTCAAGAAGGTGGTTACGAACCTTGTCTAGTCTCCAAGAATCTGACCAGTAAATCCAAGCTAGTATTCTTTCGTCTAATGGGCAAAAAATCCGAGGGGCATGTGAGTCGTAGATAGACCAAGTAATAGGAGTGATTAATGCCTCTCCTACTGTTTGTTTTCTCCACAACTCAAACCACTCGTTTCTATTATTCCACTTAACAAATAAATCTTTGTCGTAGGTTTGAATCTTCTTCACGATATTTCTATCGGGAGTCATCATGCTTACCTCACTGATTTATGCTTTCTAGGAATATATCTTACGTTTACAATTGCCGCAGAGAAGTTTGATGAACCTGAAATATTAAAGCTCATCATAAGTCTTTGCCCTGCTGTAAGTGAGTTATTAGCACTTGGAGTGAATCTAACTCTAGCACCTGCGGTTAAAGTAGCTGTCCAGTCTGCCGCTAATGTAGAGGCCGTAGCATCTGCAAGAAACAAACTAACTACTGGTGAAGTAGTTACCGCTTGGTTTTCAGCATTGTAAAGATCAACTCTTTCAACTTTACAATCATAAGGAGCAACAAAAACTTGAAACTCTCTTGATGCTGTAACGTCACCAAGAACAACATCTGAGTGAAGTTTCATTCCTTCTGAATTGTAATCAATGTTTTTAATTCTAATCATAGTGTCACCTTTGTTATAAAAGGGGGAGTTACCCCCCTTATCTCCTAATGATTAATTAGAAGTCTGTTTTAATGTCCCTAATCATTACTGCTTGTCTTGGGTTTCCATTGATACCTAAGTTCATGTAGCAACGAATGAAGGCCTCGAAAGCATCCTGATTTTGTACTCGGTTTAAGATAGCCCCGTCTAAGTCGGCAAACTTAAAGTCAGAGAGTTTGAACATGGCTAGAACATCTCTCTTCATTACTAGAAGGGAATTGTATGGAGCTTGTCTATCTTTTACCATAGGAACACCATTGTAACTTAATGAAGTAAATCCGGCATTACCAATGTTACCTGCGTAACGTCTGTCACCTGCAATAGACTCTTGGAAAGCAGTAATAACTGAATGATGCCCCCAGATAATATCTGGCTCTGCACCACCTTCTGTACTGATTTTATCAAAAGCTGTTTGCATTAAGTGACCGTCGATCACTCTTTCAACTGACGAGTTACCTAGAACAATAGCGTTCCATCCAAGGTTAGCACCCCTGTTTACGTTCATAACTGCTGAACCAAGGAAACCAGTAGATGAAAAGATGTTTGTTGCAGAGAAGTCATCAATAAGACCTTGAATACCTAATAGCTCAACACCTGAACCACCTGCACCACCATTGAATAGGAATGAAGCAGAAGTAGCGGCACTCATACCACTAACGGCCTCTACTGTATCACCAGTAGTAGCAGGGTTAGAAGATAGAGAGAGTGCTTTAATAGTTGCTGAACTAAAAGCAGTTTGTGGTGAAGCTACTGTACCACCGTCAATTAATTGACCGATGTATAAGTATCTCGCACCCGGATGACCAGGAGCAAAAAATCTGTTTTGAACAGTGATTGCTGAACCTGTACCTGCGGTAGAAGAAGTAGCTACTCTACATAGTCTCCCATCTCCGTATCCCCAAGTTTGTCTTCCTAAATCGTTTACAAGGTCAGAAGTAACTCCGGCCATTTCCTCTTCCATGGCAGTAGCAAAAGCATTTTTACCTGCTTCTAATACTTGACCTGTAAGTTGAATACGCCCGTATTGGTAAGTAGCAGTAAGTCTAGCTTCTGCATAACCTTGCTGACCTGCGGTTGGGAGAGTCCCACCTTCTGATCTAGCACCAACACCTGAGTTTCTTGATAGTTTTACTGGCCATCTGACGTGTCGTCCTGACCATTCTTTAGCACTCATGTCTAATTCTTTGAAAGCTACTACTTCGTTATTAACTGTATTTCTGATAGCACCTTCATAAAATTCTTTGAGCACCTGATCGTAGTTTGTTAAACTTTGTGCCATTTTAATTTCTCCTAAAAGTTAAGACCATTTAAGAAGGCCCTCGCCTTCTGACTAGCCTCTTTTAAATTCTTTGGTCTGTCTTCTTCTGCAATGACTAAGGGGCTACGTCCCATTGGTACTGCCTTCCTAGACTTTGCTTTCTTTCTCTCAATGATCTCATTGAGAGATGACTTAACCAAAGAAAGGTTGTCGTTATGAGACTTCTCCATCAAATCTTCAAGAGAGGCCTCGGGGTAAACAATATGCCAACCTTTTACCGCTAGTAAGTCTGCTTTAGGATATTTAGTTTTCAATGTAGATAACTTTGCTTCCTTTGCAGAATTTTCCTGTGTAGTTCTTAGTGAGCCTACTTGTTGATTCAATTGTTGAATCTGCTGTTCAAGTGACTTCACATACTTTGTCGAAGGTTCATCGTATTCGATTTCATAATCATCATTCTTGTTAGCCTGAGTTACTTGAAGTCTAGTCTCATAGTTCCTTGTTAAGTCCCTGAGCTTTTCTTCGTAGGCCCTTTCTAACTCACTCATCTGAGTTTTGTAGGACTTAGCTTTCTCATTAACTTCTTTGAAACGACTATATGGAACATTCTGTTCTAATTCCTCAAGATCATTTTCATCGTAATCGACTTCTGTTTCTTGAGTTTGCGTTTCGTACTCGAATCCCTCTTCCGATGACGAATCGGGCATAGCGTTTAACGTCGTGTTGTCGGGAGATACGTTCTCCTTCGGTGGTCTTTTTGCGGCCATAATTTTTCCTTTGTTAAATATTTTTACGTCTTTTTACGCCCATGACGAAGGCGATAAAAGGTCTTATATGGGGTTGGCAGAATTGGAAACTAAGTCCAAAAGATGTATGTGTATTTCTATTAATAAATAAAATTACAAAAAATGCAATAGGGCCTTATGCTCCTTGTGGTCTTTGGCTACCGTAAGGTGTATTAACTGCCGCTTGATTGGTTTGCTCTACTGGTTCCCCCTGATTAGGTAGGGATTGAAGTAGAAATTGCATGTGCTGTTGGAGTATTCCAAGGGCCAATTGCTTTCTATCAAGAGGCAATCTTAAAAACTCAGGAGTATTAATCCATTCAGATAGCTTTCTAAAATGAGTAGCATGATCTTGATATGGAGTAACTTCTGGTTGAGCACCGTCTTTAATCTGTTTAATCTCTAGTGCTACTAAGTCTTCTTTCTTTTCTACTGCTTCTAAGAGGCTATCAACATCTCCAAACCTGTATGCTTTAAGGAATTGAACAGGGTCAGTGATAATTCTCCTATCCCAAAGGTCAACTAATCGCTGTTGTTTTGCCCCTCTAAAGTCAGGGAATAGGGATTCTATTTCTATATGAACATCTGTATGGTGCTTGAAGTCTGTGTTTTGCATCCACATATAACCCATGGCATCGCCTTCACCCATGATAAGAATTTTTCTAGGTTCAATATATTCTTCATTCATTAGTAGTAGGTGAGTGTTTGCTACTTTGGTCATACATCTTGCTAGTCTTTTAAGGATAGGGCCTATAATTTCATCGGATACTTCTGATAAAACTTCTATAGCTACGGCCGCAGTAACACCCGGTGGTGGAGTAACACTACTCTCTCTTTGTCCACCAACATCTCTAAAGTCGATGATTAACTCTCTAGCTAATTCAACAACATAGTTAGGCATAGGTGCTATATTTAATTGTTCAGGCTTAGGTACAGCAGGGTTTGTTTCTACAATCTCACCCTCTTCATCCGTTAAAGCGTCCTCTTGAAGTTGAGAGCCTTTAGCTACCCACCATTTAGGATTGGCCATTAGATAACTTGATCTTAATTTCTTTTGTCTTAACCTGTTATATGCCTTTTGAATGGACATTAATCTTTCAATTACTGATTGTCCCCAAAAGTGCTGACCATCTGTTCGCTCTTTAAACATGGCAAAGGGATAAATATTATCACCATAGTCATTAGGAAACTCATCAATTAAAGCTAATTGATCTTGGATAACCACAACAACTAGACCATTCTCATAATCATCATTAGGCCTAATCCACATAGTTTTACATAATACTTCGCTATTAAGATTATCCTTGGCCTTAGAGCTACCCTGTTTTACAGAGGCCGCAATAGGAGTAGATAACCTAGCTACTATCTTTTCATATTCTGATCTATCACCTGTAACTTCATTAGTGCTTGATAGCTTTAGTTTCCCTCTAAGGTGAGGATAATACTTATAAACTTCTGTAACAGGTTTCCATGATCTCTCAATTATGTAGGGTTGCTCTTTAATTGTAGGAATACAATCATTAGCAGGGATAAGATTAAAAGCTGATATACCCTTAGACTCTACTTCACCTAACCATATAGTCTCTTCTTTGGGCTTCATATCGTTACCGATAACTAGCTCATCCTCTTTCCCATAGACTTCTCTACTTATCTTATCGCCACAATGAGGATTCCAAAGCGATCTCATAAAAGAAGTTCCATTAATAAGACACATCATTACAAGTGCCTCGTACTCTTCTTCCATGTCAATCTTTCGCCATAGGTGCATTAAAGCATGACCTGAATACTTAGCTCCATTAACATCTTCTTTGTCGTTAGTGTTAGGAACTACTTTAGGTGCAGGCCTATTCTTAGTTAGCTTTGCTAATCTTGAGTCAACGAATGATGCTATCCTGTTAATGGTTAGCGGTTGAATCATTGTCTTAGGTATTTCTATGTTACCTGTTCTCTCATTATAGATTAAATGCTGATAACCTTTGTAATAAGCGAAGTTAAGAGTCCATTGAAACTCATACTTTCTTCTTGCTTGCATACCATTATAGTGACAGTCGTTTACATATCTAACCCATTCTTCTTCTGTCTTAGGTAGGTACTCGTCTTTGTACTTAGGCTTAGGGATTTTAGTTTTTTTATCTTTAGAATGGGCCATTTAAACTCCAAGGCTATAATTCTATATGATCTGGATGCTGACTAAAGATTCTTTTATTTTGGAGAACTAGATTTTTTTGCTCAAGTTCTTTTGAATAATAAGTTTCAAAGTCTCTACTCATAATTCTATCTAAAAGAGTTTTTCTTTCAAGATAGTTTCTTATTTCTGAGAAAACAATATAGGCCATTAAAAAGAATAATCCAATTTCACTACCAGTCATAGGTGCTCCTTACTTTTCTACGGTTAAATGAACGTGCCTCTTTCCACAATTTCTCTTCATTCATGGATAGTTGCACTTTTTTTTCTGTTTTGGTTGGTCTTTTATCGCTAGGGAAAACAATTCCTACCTGTGATTTAAGGGCATCAAGAACATCGTCGTGTTTTCCGTAGGGGTGTTCGCTTATTTGCTTGTATAATTCTGTTTGATCTTTTTTAATGTAGAGTTTTTTCCCTTCAATGATGGGTTGAAGACTTCTAATTCTGGCCTCTTTAGAAATTCTGGTAGAAGTTTCTAAGTCTCTTATGGGAAAGAAGAAGTTTTCCTTTTCCATCTTGTCAAATAGAGCGTGTTTAAGCATTTTCTCTAGGGCAAACTTCTCCATTGCTATAGTCATTAGTGGTTCGTAGGTTTTTGCTAGTTTAACTATTAGTTCTACTAGCTCACTTGGTTCTACTTTTATATTAATGGCCTCTATTATGTACCAGTTTCCTAGGTAATCTACGCCATTGACGATAATACCTGTGTAATCTGAGCGAGCTTTTAAGGAAACCGCAGGGTCAACGGTAATAAAATAGATTAATCCGTCGGGTGCTTCCTCGTAAAACTGAACATCATTGATGTTAAAGGTGTTATTGTCCCCTGACGTTAGCCTATTTAGGTATTGAGCGGAGAAAATATAGCTACCTTGGGTTTTTCTTTGCTGATCTAGGAAGTCTTTAGAGAGAATTTCTGGCATTGTGGGATTGCCATAGTCATCGGTTGCTTGAATTACCCATGAATCAACGTGATCATACTCAGGCCCATCGGGATCAAGTAACCATCCATATAGTTCATAGTATGCC